GGGGGGGGGGGGGGGGGTGAACTTGGCTATAGACCGCAGGGTGACTGATCGTCTGATAAAAGAAGGGAACCTCGAGCGAAGACGGTTTTTAGATGAGCTGGCAACAGAACAGGATCGTTGTGTGATGGAAAGACATGCAGAAGAAGTCGAAGCCAATAAGCGTTATGTCGAAATGGTAAAAACAAAATGTAGGGACAACGAGTGTTACTGCGAGCCACCTTGCGCAACCGCTGTCGATCACACTAAAAACATGAGCTTTAATGACGTATTGGCTTACACCAGGCGAAAGGATGATTGATTCCGTAGTTGATATGATTAGGTTATACTAGATATATAAGAGCTGATTAACAGCCGTAGTTATGGAGATTAAGATGATAGGCATACAGCACATAGTTAATTACTTCTTATCAGATACCAATGATAGGGACGACTCTGATATTTCTAACTTGAAATTACAGAAATTAATCTATTATGCCCAAGCCTTTCATTTAGCTATTTATGAGCTACCTTTTTTTGACGAGGATTTTGAGGCGTGGACTCATGGCCCAGTATGTCCTGAGATCTATCATAAATATAAGTACTATAAATCATCACCAATTCCACTAACGTCTGACTTTAATCCAGAGCTATTTAACCCAGATCAATTAGAGTTATTAAATGAAATAAATGACGTGTTTGGTCAGTATAGTGCATGGAAATTGAGAAATATGACGCATAGTGAAGCGCCCTGGCTAAGTAAAGAGGCTTATGCCGGAGTGATTGATAAGAACTCAATGATGGAATTTTATAAAACTCAGCTTAAATAATGAGCGGGAAGATAAAGGCTAAGAGTGGCTTTAAGAGCAAGCACAATATAAGCCCTACCAACGCCATTAATTATGACGATCTTCCAGTTATATTCTCTCTTGAGCGAGTTCAGCTAGGATCTTATTGCTTTTCATCGCTAGACCAAGAGCATAAAGCTCAATTTTCTGAATCAATATTTAAGAGAAAATCTTTGCTATGGTCGGATATAAAAAACTTACCAAGACATGGCTTAGGCACAGAGAAAATAACTCGTAAGTCTATAAATCCTCCCATTCCTGCCTTTGTAAAAGATGACCTTTCAGATTTTCTAGTCTTTAGATTTCATGGTAAAAAGCCAATGATTGGCTACAGAGTGCATAATATATTTTATGTTTTGTGGTTCGATCATAATTTCAGCGCTTACAAACACTAATACCCACCCAAATCCCCCACCAAACCGCTTAACTGCGGTTTTTTTACGCCTATCGAAAAATAAATCCCTAAATTAATCAATCACTTGTGGGTTAGGTGTTATTTTGTTTAAAAAATTCGCTATTAGCTATTGACATTAATTCGCTTGAGGCGAATAATAACATCCAATGAAACGGAAAATCCCCGTCGAAGGATTGCAGGACGTCGAGAGACACAGACCCTCGCAGAATAGCTCTTTTAAAGCGCCTTCATTCCGAGGGTGTTTCACAAGAGCGGGAGTTTAAAAAATGATTGGTCGTTATTGCATGGTTAGAACGTATTCAGCGGGTGTATTTGCTGGAACTATTGAAACACTGGAAGGAAAATCCGCAAAGCTCACCAATGCACGGCGGATTTATTATTGGTACGGTGCTGCGACGTTATCGCAACTCGCAACAGATGGCACAAGTAAGCCTGAAAAATGTAAGTTTCCGGTTGCAGTTGATGAAGTTTTGCTTACCGAGGTAATTGAGATCATTCCAATTACTGACAAGGCTAAAGCATCTATTGATTCGGTTCCGACATGGAAAGCGTAACTATCGGTTCCGGTGACGGTTCCGGTTACGGTGACGATTACGGTGACGGTTCCTGTGACGATTACGGTTACGGTGACGGTGACGGTTCCGGTTACGGTGACGGTGACGGTGACGGTGACGGTGACGGTTCCGGTTACGATTACGGTGACGGTTCCGGTGACGGTTCCGGTGACGGTTCCGGTTACGGTTCCGGTTCCGGTTACGGTTCCGGTTAGCAATTTATACAAAGCATCTTGATTCAGGGTGCTTTTTATAAAGTACTCATAACTTTATACCTTCTTAGCCTTGGCTTACACCAGGGCATTTTTTAAAGGTTTCATTTTCGAGACCTTTACAAAGTAATTCTGTTTTACCCGCTGCAATGGCGGTTTGTGTTGGATAACCCTATCGGATTATTGGGGATATAAATACCGAGAGTGTAGGCCCTGTAACTCCATTTGATTACTTCGTAAAACCTATGGGGCGCTGCATTTACGACCTGACGGGAGCCGCGATTAATTATTGGCAGTTGGGAGCTGGATAACGTAACCAGAGACGGCTCAAGGGCAGCGGACAACGTAACCGCGAAGGGTTTTATCCTGGCCTGAATGAATATTGGAGGATATGACAAGTCGGGAAAGACCGGCCCTATACCGTTGATGGTTGAGAATGTGTAGCGACACATTGAATACGGGTTTTCGCTATATTACCGAATTTGCAGACGTGTCCTCGTGCACGTAAAAGCCACGAGTAGTGTTGTTTTTTGATTTATTGATACTTTACATAACTTCTGCAAATAACCACCTCGGTGGAATAGCTAACCCCGACCGGCTGAAAGTGTCGGGGATTTAAACGCAGTAACAATAATAATAAGGGTAAATAAATGAACACGAAATTAAGCAAGTTAATCACCATCATAGTTGTTTTTGGCTTAGGTATCGCAGTTGACCAAGTCTACTCAAGCGAGGCTTACACCAAGCTTTGGGTGACTCGCTCAGGCGCGTTTTGCATAAAATCTAACCGAATCTATGAACTGACTGAACTGGAAACGGCTTATACACCTATCGACAAGGGGTTAATGAAATGAGCATTATCAACAAAGACCAAGCGCCAAGACAGCGTATGTTAGACGAGCATGACCAACATTTGGCAGAAGAAGAAAAGCAAATGGTAAGCGGTAAGATCGCTTTCGCATTTCTCATGACAATGGTACTGATCGCATTACTCGCTGTTTATATGCCGGTTGAAGCTGGAACGGTTTGGCAGTCAGTATCGGATCAGAGTTTAGTTGATATGTGGGGTGAAGAATGACCAAAAAAGACTTTCAAACAGCCTGTAAACGACTCGAAGCATTGGGTTATGGTTTGGTTGATTATGAACCAGCAGCCAAGTTTGCAAAATATGAGCTAAATGGCTCTGTAAAAATTGTAGGGGTACGAAAATGAGTAATGTAACTGAATTAAGAGTAGCTGAGTCAAATGGCACGCTGCCGGTTAGTGCTTCCGAGTTGGTTAGAAATCCATCCATGATGGACCAATTTAATACACTGGCAAATGTTATGGCAAATGGAAAGGTCACTGTTCCAAAGCATTTACAAGGCTCGCCTGGTGATTGCTTTGCGATTGTGATGCAAGCGGCCCAGTGGGGAATGAACCCATTTTCCGTTGGCCAAAAGACTCACCTAGTTAATGGTGTGCTGGGTTATGAGGCGCAGCTAGTTAATGCTGTTGTGCAATCATCAGGCGCAATCTCTGGTCGCTTTCATTATGAATATAACGGTGAAGGTGAGTCTTTATCCTGCCGAGTTGGAGCCATCATTAAAGGTGAATCTGAAATAGTCTGGAGCGAGTGGTTATCTGCCAGAACTGTAGCTGTCAAGAACTCTCCACTCTGGAAAACCAACCCTAAGCAACAAATGGGTTATTTACAAGTCAAGAACTGGGCGCGTCTTTATTGTCCTGGTGCAATCCTTGGGGTTTATTCAGATGATGAATTACATGAAATCACAGAAAAAGAGATCAATCCATTACCGGCACAAGAAGCTTATGTTAAACCAGCGCTTGAAGTTTGTACTGATGAAAACTTTCATCAAAAAGCAGATTCTTGGTACAAGTTAATCAAGGAAGGCAAGAAAACTGCACAGCAAATAATCACCATGATAGAAACAAAATATCTATTTACCGATGACCAGAAAGAAGAAATCTTATCCTGGGAAGAAACTACTGAATGGGAGTTAGTCTAATGCAAGTCCATAACCTGATCCAAGGCAGTCCAGCATGGTTGGCGTATCGCTCAATTCATTTCAATGCGAGTGATGCACCGGCTATGATGAATTGCTCACCATATAAAACCAGAGCCCAATTACTGAATGAGATTAAAACTGGTTTAACACCAGAAGTTGATGCCCATACTCAACGCATTTTTAATGATGGTCATCGTTTTGAAGAATTAGCGCGTCCGTTAGCTGAAAAAATACTGGGAGAAGATCTGTTTCCAGTGACTGGATCCATTGGCGAGTTATCAGCCAGCTTTGATGGCTTGACAATGGATGGGGCGATTGCCTGGGAGCATAAGACGATCAATAACCAATTAAGGTCCGTTAATTCTGCTGAAGAACTACCACTGAATTACCGCGTACAAATGGAGCAACAGCTTTTAGTATCGGGTGCTATGAAATGCTTGTTTATGGCGACCAAGTGGGATAACAATGAGTTAGTTGATGAAAAACACTTTGAGTATTATTCCGATGACAAGCTAAGAGACGACATTATCTTTGGTTGGGAGCAATTCAATACCGATCTTGCAGATCACGAAGTGAAAACAGTTGTCGAGTTACCCAAAGCTGAGTCCATTATGGATCTACCGGCCGTTATCGTGCAAGTCACTGGTGAACTTAAACTCTGTAATTTAAACGACATTCGGCCTGTTTTCGACAAATTCTTGTTAGAAGCCGCTGTTAACCTAGTTACCGATGAAGATTTTGCACGGGCAGAAGCTGAAAGCAAACTAAGTCGAGTAGTAGCCAAGCGCTGCCTTGAAACGGCTAAAGGTGTGATTGACCAAACATCAAGCATCAGTGAAGTGACTAGAGAGTTAGAACTGTATGCGTCCAAATTTAATGCTTTGGCACTGCAACAAGAAAAGGCCGTTAAGGCGCAAAAAGAAGCACGTAAGGTTGCGATTATGTCTAACGCAGTTAAGCATTATTCAGTCTACAAAGATATGGTAGAGGATGAAATACAGCCCATCAGATTAGTGGTTAATAATCCAGACTTTGCCGGTGCTATGAAGAATAAACGCACCATTGCCAGCTTGGAAGATGCAGTCGCTAGTGAGTTAGCTAATGCCAAGATCGAAGTAGATGCTATTGCTAGATCAGTCCGAGTCAATCTTATTTTATTGCTTAAATCAGACGATTACCGCTTCTTATTTAATGACATTCAGACAATTATTTACCAAGATGCCGATCATTTTAAGCTAACAGTAGAAAATAGGATTGACTCCCATAAACGCGCAGAAGCTGATAAGTTGGAAGCACAGCGCTTACAAATAGAAGTCGAAGCCAAGCGCAAAGCCGAAGCTGATCGAGCCAAGTTACTGGAAGCTGAACGTCAAAAGATCCGGCAGGAAGAACAAGCCAAGTTGGTTGAAGAATTACGTTTAGAAGCGCTTAGAGTCAAAGAAGAATTGGCTAAAGCAGAAGCCAATAAACCAACACCTGAAAAACTACGCGCACGAGCTAAAGAAATAGCAACCGGTGCTGAGTATGCCGATAGTAACGCCACACGAAATGATGAGTTAGCCGGTGCATCCAAGTTAAGAGCAGAAGCGGATGAGTTAGAGAAGCAACAAGAAACATCATTCAAAGATGATTCATTTGAAGTGATACCGACTGTTTATAAGCGGCCTGGTAACCCTGAACTAACTATTAGGGACCGCATTATTCTTGCTGTTGAGTTGGGGATGGATGTGGGTCCTCAAGAAGCAGAAGATTTGATTATGAAAGAGTTTGGATTTATGGAGATAGCAGCATGAGTAACGTATTTAGTTTTACCGGAACAGTAGTCCGTGACGCAGAAGTCAGATACGCATCGTCAGGCGCTGCCATCTTAACCGTGACCATCGCCAACAATGTCGGCTTTGGTGACAAACAAAAAACCAACTGGGTACGCTGTAATGTGTGGGGTAAACGTGCGGAAGGCCAGTTAGTTAATTTTCTAAAGAAAGGCCAGCAAGTGTTTGTTTCAGGTGAATTAACGCTTAACGAATATCAAGCGAATGACGGCACAACAAAAAGTAATCTGGAATTAAACGCCACCATTATTGATTTAGTCGGTAGCAAAAAAGAGGGTGTACAGCAACAAGCGCCCCAACCAAGGAAAGAAAATCATGCGCCGGTTGTTGGTGATCTTCCTTATGATGACGACATCCCATTCTAATGGATAGCTTAATTACACGAAAAGAAATAGCACAACTGATGGGCGTATCGACAAATCAAGTGAGCGTTATGGATGATAAGGGGTTACTCCCCTGCGGTCCATCTGATTATGTCGATCCTAAAGAAATGTGCCGGGGTAAGCCATCAAAGTTTTACGACCGAGAAATCATGCTGGACTGGATTGAGCGACGTAAAACGGCAAAGTATAAAGTTACTTCTGAAAAGCCCGGCATCAGTTTTAAACAAGTCTTTTCAGGCCAGTTTGAACGTATAGAGTTAAAGAATAGATGGGGATTGAAAAAGCTGTGTGCTAAACATAGCAACGCGAAAACCGTAACAGTTCAAGTTATAGGGGAATGGTAGTGAAAACATATAACGGACACGTTAGCCTTAACCGGGTGCGTAAAGTGAAATGTCCTAAATGTAATGGCATATTTACTACCACAAACAGGATGCGTAAGTATTGCGAGCCGTGTAGCCCTGCCAGAATGAGTGCGCCAAGCTTTGCGGTGACTTTATGAAACTCTACGACTTGCCCCGCAATACGTTATTTAAAATTGTTGGCGATACATCAAACACGATCCTGCGACTTGAAAGGGTAGACGGTATGTTTTCAGTCTGCTGGAATGAATACGAGAAAATTATACATATATCCGCAACTGCGGAAGTGGAGGCTTTATGAGTAGAGAAAGAGAGTTGTTGAAAGAATTAATAGCCGGAAATATGGTGAAGTATTACTACCCAAAATTAGTAAAAAAGGTAGACGACCTACTCACCCAACCTGAGCAAGATGAAAAATCGAAAGTTGATTTTCAAACACTTAATGAAATGGGATTAAAACGCTTACAAGTATCTGATAATTTAGTTCTACAAGAAAGTTGTGCAAAATCACCTACAGTAATTTTTGCTGAAAATGGAATTGTACTAGATATAATCAAGTACAAAAAATTACTTGAAATTAGAAACTTTATTGATGAAATTTTAGGAGAACTGAGTGAGTGAAGAAAGAGAGTTGTTGGGAAAGATATTAGTGGCTTATAGAAAAGACAACTCTTGTATGTCTTGGGGAGTTGCAAGAGATATAGAGTATCTGCTCGCCCAACCTGAAGGCTTAACACCAAGAGAAGGGTTAGCTGAATATAAAAAGGGTTACGCAAAAGCAGAACTCGATTTAAAACGTGAGCCTTTGAGTAATGAAGAGATAGAAGCCATATGGGGGCAAGATAGTCTTGGCACTACAGCCGAGTTTGTAAGAGCAATAGAAAAAGCACACGGTATTGGAGGTGAGGAATGAGCGAAAATATAGTATGTGGTTCTTTAGTGCTTGTGGCTATTGTTCTTTGGCTTTGTTAAGGAAAAGATGATGAGTGTTGAGAGAGAGTTGTTGAAGGAAGCATGTGATTTATTAGACGATTATTGGAAAGGTGGAAAAACCAGTCATAGAAACCGCAAATTATTTTATGAAATAAAAGAACTCCTCGCCCAACCTGAGCATGAACCTGTGGCTTGGATGTATGAACGCCAAAAAGGAGATTTTACAGAGCGGACTTTATCGGTAGGGTTTGAAAAGAATTTTGATGGGACAACAATACCACTATACACCTCACCACCAAAACGTGAGCCTTTGAGTGAACATGAAATATTGGCATTATCTGAAAAATTAGGAAGATTAGCATTTGCAAGGGCTATTGAGAAAGCTCACGGTATTGGAGTTGACGATGAGTAACATAACACTACGCGATCACTTTGCAGGTCTTGCTATGCAAGGGTTATTGTCAAACCAAGTAATGGGAGACTGTGCATTGCACGATTCAGCCGCTGAGTGGGTAAAAGCGATGACTGAAGGTGCTTACGAGTTTGCCGACGCAATGATAGCAGAGCGCAATAAGCACCACAAAGAACGCCACGAAACATTTGGGGAGGAAGTATGACAATGCCTAGAGTTATTCGGATGAGTCAAGCACCTGCCTATCTTGGCATGTCCATTCCACATTTTAATGCTCATGTCAGGCCGTATTTAGTTGAAGTTAGAGATGCACATAGCATGATTAGTTTTGACCGGCTTGACTTGGATGCCTGGTGGGAACAACATAAACAGGCTAACGGAAAGCCAGCAAAGGAGAATCAATCATGGCAAAAAGAACACCAGGCCTACGAAAGCAAGGCGAAATCTGGCACGTTGACAAAGTTATCGGCGGTGTCAACATACGACAAAGCACGGGAGAGAAGGAGCTTGAGCAAGCAGAACGCTATTTAGCAAGGCTTATTGAGCAATATAGAAAAGTAAAAGTATATGGTGAAAAGATTGACCGACCATTTGAGATAGCAGCAGCTCGTTACCTTGATGAATACGGTCATAAAACATCACTAGATAGAGACATCATTAGTTTAGATAAAATCATGCCTTACATCGGGCATATTGAATTATCCAAAATACACTCCGGTGTGTTTGATGGCTTTATCAGTGATCGAAAGAAAGCGGGGATTAGTGCAGGCACATTAAATCGTGATATGGCCTCTGTCAGACGAGTATTAAAACTGTCAGCGGCAAAGTGGCGTGATGAGAATGGCAAGCCTTGGCTTGATAATGTACCCATGATGCCTTTGGTTGATGGCATTGAGAGAAAACCAAGGCCGATCAGTTGGACTGAGCAGGAACTGTTATTAAAAGAACTGCCAGGCTACTTATCAGAAATGGTTTTATTTGCACTCAATACCGGCTTGAGAGATCAAGAAATCTGTGGCATGAAATGGGCCGATGAATGTAAGGTTAGCGGTCTTGATACAACTGTCTTTATTATTGATGAAACCCGAACCAAGAATAACCGAGAACGCATTGTGCCATTAAACTCTGTTGCTCGATCAATCGTTGCAGCAAAGCGTAATAATAAATCTGAATACGTTTTTGACTTCGAAGGTAGAAAGCTGGACCGGATGACAAATCGTGCTTGGCGTAAAGCAAGAGAAACAATTGGCCTTAAGCTGGTTAGGGTGCATGATTTACGCCATACGTTCGGAATGAGATTAAGAGCGGCTGGTGTTGGCTTTGAAGATCGGCAGGATTTATTAGGGCATCATGCTGGAAGAATTACCACGCATTATTCTAAAGTTGAGATTGCTCGATTAATAGATTGTGTTGAGTTGCTTTGTGAAGCCAGAAAACCAGAATTAACTTTAATCAGGAGAGTGATATAAATGATATTTATGGAAAATGAAAAAAATATTGCTTGTATAAATTACAGTGAAGATGGAAGTATACAGAAGCTAAGAGCGAGTATTTATGATCCCGGCGATGGTGCTGAGTATATGTTTATTGAAGTTATAGGTGAAGAAATTGACATTTACGACAATGAGATTGTAGGTGAGATTAATGACGCCAAGATAGACATTAAATTTGGTGTTGATATAGAAAAGGCATATATGCTGCGTGATTTTTTAAACTACGCTCTTGATGATATAAAAATCAAGTCCGCTAAAATCCCGTTAGTGCTTTTATGACGGGCATAAAAAAAGAGGTCTCCGTCAAAGATAACCTCTTGTTTTTTATTCAGTCTTTGTGGTGGGTCGTGCGCGATTCGAACGCGCGACCATCGCATTAAAAGAGCAATATTTTAAATATAAATTGTTATAAATCAATAACTTAACTTTTCTATTTCCGTTAGCAACCCCAATAGAATCTTTATGTATCTCAATTCAAATCGCTAAAATCCCGCTACTGGTTTGCGCGGTAAAAAGTCGCATTGCGCGGTAAAAAGGCGCACACTAAATTTGTATTTTTTACTCTTTATACATAGGAATACTAATGAAAACATTTATCGCTTTACTGTTATTCAGCAATTCTGTTTTGGCAGCTTCACTTTATGCACCTAACGGAACTTACTTAGGTGAAGTTGGAGGCAATCCGTATGGCAAAAACAATATCGATAATCCTGCCTCTTATTACAATAACTCAGGCATGAGTATTAATTCGCATAATGGAATGTACGGCAATGAGTATTCGCAGCAATCACCGAATAACCCAATGGTGATTCATTCTACGCCTACTTTTAGGAATGAAGAGCCGGCAGAGCCTGCCAGCGACAATTCAACGGGTTATGATGCTTACCGAGTTATTACTATTCCACCAGACCCTTTGACTGGTAGATCATCATCCACTTATCAGTAAACCCATCACCCGTTTTGATCTGGCCGGTAACTGTTTAGCCCATAGGCTATTTAAACCCTCTTTGCTGGCCGCAACAAAATCATTATCTTCTACCAAGACGATCATCTTTTTAAACTTCAGGAATCGTGTCACGCCTAGATTAAAACACATATTGGTTAAAGCATCTTGACGAGTCTTACTAATAGTATTCCAATTAGTAAATATTCTCTTTAATTCCTCTATGGTTTTTTTAACCATTAATATCAGTATTCGCTCAGCCTCTACCTCACCCATACCATTGCGAAAGGCGTGGTTAATTTCTAATGAGGATAAGTGCAGACTATTGCTATCCAAGTTATAGCCATATCCAATCGAATTGGCTCCCGCAGGACACTTATAAACCACACTAGAAAACCCCTCGTCTATTTTTAGCTGCTCAATTAACATTATTAACCTCCTAAATTACGCACTGCATCAACAGCTTTCTCTGTGATAGATTTACCATGACTTTGCTTACCTTCTGTAAAAGCTTTGCTGACATCAGGCCCTCGATCTGGTATTGCTTGTCCTGGCTTCCAATAATAAGACTGACCAAACTCTCGTTGAGCGCGTTGGGTTGTTCTTCTTAAATAGCCAGGAGATAAAGACTCTTGCAAATTCTGTAACACTAAATGATTAAAGGCACTCTTAGTAAACCAAACTGTACCTAACGGATTAACGCTGTTAGCCAGTCTTAAGGCTTCAGCTCCAACATGCGTCTTTTCGCCCTGCCCTGCTTTGTGTATATTACCGACGGTTAAATCATAGAACTGCTCGGCTTTGCTGATAGTAGGCCCAGCCATAGAAGCCACTAAGCTACTGCCATACTGCGAGTTATTAGCATTTAAGAAGTCACCAAATAAACCCAAACCACCTGACGCCAATAAAGCGCGTCCAGCAAAAGAGGCATTGCCCATTGCTAGTGGATCACGGCCATTAACTATCTCTTTAAGCTGTGTGGCAATCGCTCCATAAATCAAACCTTGTGCTAAGAAGGTGGCCGCATAAGCCGCAGCCGATTGAGGCGACTCAATACTCATAGCACGCTTAAGATTAGCGTTTAAATAACTCAAGCCAAATGATTTGAATTGCCAGAATGACCTTGCCAGTTCTCCCATTACTGTACCTCTGGCTGTTCCTGCGTTCATTAAGGCTCGCTCTGATGCGCCCGGCTGTGATACAGCCATGTTCTGCTCATCGAGGACCAATGCCATAAATTTATCAGCCGACTTTCTCAAGGCTTTTGGATCAGCACCTGGCACAGCGAGTATTGAATTAACCGTCAATAGTTTGCTTTCACCGTCCACCCATACTTCTGGAACGGCTTGCTTCCATATAGCAAAGTCTGCTTGGTCAATGCCATGCGTAAACATCATGCGAGCATCTGTTTTATCAATAGCCGCAAGGTCTGCATGGGTATCAACGACATGAGCCACTGCATCCATCATGGTAATACTAAAGGCTTGTCGGTTGGCTTCGGTAATAAACGGCATACCTGACAATCGAATTACAGCGCCACCCATCTTAGAGGCTATGCCGTTGGTGATTTGTTCCTGACCATGCCTTAAGACTGCACCAGCAAACGCATCTAAACCGATACCTAAACGCCTGGCCGCTCTCCTAGAGTCCGCACTCGATAACGCCCGTAAATGCTCCACCATCATCTTAGAACGCGAGATATGATTGTATTGCGCTGTCAGGTTCATAGTGTTTAAATCAGTAATCGTTGAGATACCAGACGAACCTAGTGCGATTAGATTGATTGAACGTATGGCATCCATCCATCGAGAGAATGAACGATTACCCACCGCTTCATGAATGCCGGCAACCTCTTTAAATAGATTGTCATTCTTAACTTTGTTGGCATTGAGCTTATCGGGTGATACGCCTAACTTAGTATCTTCACGATAGGCATAATCATTCCACCAATTAAATTGATGGCTAGGATTAGGACCTAAGCGCTCAATCATGGCGATGTCTTTACTCATGCTATCAATATGACTAATTAGCGTAGCATGGAGTGACTTTTCACCGAACTGCTTGTGATACTCAAGGTAACTATCTGCATCTTTAAAATGTAATTGACGACTTTGTGAATGCGCATTAGCCGCCATACCAGTGCCTTTATTTGCACCTATCTCACCATTAAGCTGTCCTTCATAAGCAATAGACTCCCACGCCTTGCCTAAGAAATCATTGAACTGCTGATCACTAAATCCAGTGCCATCCTCATTGACATAACGACTTCTTTCTAACTTCGGTGCAATGGCATTAATCCAACCATCTTTGCCCGCTTTAAAAGCTAAATATGAAGAATGAGCTTGTGGGTGCGACCAATCATCAAGATGCCCTACCTTACCGCCTGCTTCATTAAAGCGCTGACGCTGGCTCTCAAAGGCTTCCGTGAGCTTTTTAGCATAGGCTTTGGCGGGCGCATCGCCAGTATCTTGTCCATGCAATTCCCGATAGACCGCTTCCATCTTAGTATTGCCTTGGTCAAAGCCAATCTTGGAGGGTAAGAACGGCTCCGCTACTGCATCGAGTTCCGCCAATATATTATGTCGATTAGTTTCTGTTGATGACTCCACCGACATGGTTTTCTTGCCAGCTAATAATTCCCTAAGATTATCACCCATGCGCCCAGGCTGATTTTCCAAAAAGGTTTTAATGTTGTCATGCGCCAAAATGGTTAAGGCAACTCGCTGTTGTTTCTTAGCCGCTTCAATCTTGATGCTTTTTGCTGCCTCACTGGCTGCTAAACGAAATTGCTGATCTTTCGTTAAGCCCATCATGGTGCGTCGATCTGTTTTCCAGAGTTGCTTTTGTGAATCAGTGATGCGCTGCTCAATTTTGGCGGCTTCCGCTTGAGTGATTTGACGACCTATAGCTTGTGAAACTGCGTTAATACAATCTGCTCTCATAGTTTTCTCATTATTCCGTGTTGACAACATGTAGCCATTACGACTACATTGATGACTATAAAACTGCTTATCTGGCGCTTAATCATATGTCTACCATTACTTTTGATACTTTAAAATTTGCCAACAAACTCAAATCTGCCGGTGTTCCAGACAAACAAGCTGAGGCAGAAGCAGAGGCGTTATCAGAAGCGCTTGAAGTTAATCTAAAAGATTTGGTCACTAAAGAATATTTACGCAATGAATTACGAGACGTTGAGCATAGGTTAGATGCCAGATTTGAGCGCATCGATGGTGAGTTAAAACTTAATAGATGGATGCTAGGCTTCTTAGTTGCTGGCGTCCTATCCATTGTCATCAAGACATTTGTCTCATAAATCACCAAACTTTAAGAAGCAACTAATTGCAGCGCTGGTAGCAGTATCGGATTGTTCGGCAAATGTGGCCTCTTCATCAGCCCTTGCCATAAGTTCAGACGCAGAACCCTTATCGGTAGTACCATCATCATGCTCTATTTCAAACTGACGATCAGACTCAATAGACGGGATTGCTTCACGAGCTGAAGTGATTTCAGGGGGTTCGGTTTTACTTGCATTTGTTTTGTTTTGGTCTATATTGATAATGGCTGCATCGTCCTGACTTGCATGTGCCAACACGCCTTGCGTAGTATCTCTCAGTGGTGATTCCAACCTCCTGCTGGAGGAATCAGACGATTCAGCTTTTTTTATAGATAGTGGCGCTTCATGACCTGACCTTCCTTCCTGTTGCACATGAACTGTTACAAGATGCCTATCCTCTCTGCCATTAATTAAGTTATCGGCAAAAACAACCGTCCTTAACTCTCCTTTCTTTCCGGGTAATTTTACTCGCCATTCCCTACCCCTTGAGCCGTCTTTAGATGCTTCTCGTGAAGGCGAATACTTACGAATAATATTAGGGAACTCTATAATATCTTCTTTAATTACTCTAAGACCAGGTGTTTCAGCTGATTTTTCGCCATGCTTCCATATAAATTTAGCAAGCCCCCAGCCGCTCCCCTTTACTTCAATATCTCCAATACCCTTCCAGCCTCCACGCGCAACTGCGACTGCTTCCATATCCTCAGGCTTTATCATAACTAGAGGATCATCTGCTTTACCTAGTGGATTGTCATTAATCTGATCATAAGCATCGTTTAACTGAGATATTTCATGATCGATTTGTTTTTGTAATAACTCAATCGCAGGATTACGAATAAATCCGTTATCAGATAAATGCTGTTGCTCAATTCTAGATATCTCAGCATGTGCAGATTGATATATATCATCTTTAGCAAGTATTTCATTTAATCGACCAAGACTATCTTGATGTGGCTGTGCATCATCTAGCCTTACGCCCTCACCTAAATCATTAGCTGTCTCTATATTGGTTTTTCGTTGTTCAGCCAACTTTCTAGCCGATAAGCGCTTGCCTGAGTTTTCAGCATCAATCTTAACTTGTTGCTCATTAGCAAGGTCCATACCTTGTTGGGCATAATCACCTTCTTCAATCTGCTTTAACTTATATTCAAGATCGGCTTTTTGTTGTTCTAAGGATTGTCGCTCACCACGACTCATCCTTTCCCCTGCCAAGGCTAACAAATCGGCTGGTATTTCTGGTTTCTCAGTAAATCGTATTGAACTGGTAATCGGTACGCCATCGACTAACTCTCTGACCGACTGATTCATGCCATCAACCAAAGCATTATTGGAGGCTGGATTAGTTGCACTTAAGCTATCTGGATTTTCTATGGCATGGGCATCCATAGCCGTTAGCACAGCATCTTGGTGTGAAGGCAATACATGAGGGTGTATGCCGCCAAATACCGCACCAAAGGCCGCATTTAAAGCGAGTGTAGTAGGGTTTGACCAATCATGTTGCTTGGCTTCTTCTGGATAGCCATCCGCCTTTAAAACAGATTCATTAGCCATCTCACTAGCAGAGCCAATACCCGCACCAATGACAGCCCCAGTGGCCGCCCCTTGCAGTCTTGTTGCAATAGGAAGCGCTTTACTGGCAAAACCTAATGGTACTGTCATATAGGCTTTGGCTGCTAGTGCATCAACTGCACCCAGTTTTAATGACGTGCCTAAACCTTTACCTTTCTCTAATTCTTCAGTGACTCGTTTGCCACCTTGCATCGCACTAAAGGCAACTGGATTACCAAGCGTCACTGCAACATCGCCCAACATGCCAGCAAATTGATCAGCAATTTGTAAAGATACATGAGTTGTTTGTGGATCAGGTGTTAAGGCGTCTCGTGTATGAATTAAACTTTGGGTAACATGCTTATGCCACCAAGAATTATCGATGCCATAGTAAGTACCTATCGCGGTAGGGATAGCGTCAGCCGCAATACCTAGATTAGCAATCGAACGTGTGGCTATTCTGGCGGGAGTCAGTGCATTGCTGAGTGTTTCATCAAGCCTATTTTTATAGGCTTCATCTTCTTGGTTAAAACTAGACTCACTAATGTCTTGCAGTGTATCTTGTCTTGACTGTACCGACTCACCGCCCAATAGATAACTCATGGATTAATGGCCTGAGCTGTTGAATCAGGCTTTAGATTAATCACGATGGGTTTTATCGTATTACCATCAGTAAAGCCATAAAGCCCATCTCCCATAGGGATTATCTTGTAATGATTTATATTGTCATTAGCAACGAATCGATGCAGACCCTCAGCCTCCATTTGTTGCTTATATTGCTGAGTGACTTTATTGACAAAGATATCTTCTGGCATACCATAAGGCGGGATAATACGACTATTAAACACATTAAGTGCGCCACCTTTTGTACCCGTGACCATCTCAATGGCTTTATCAAAAGTATCTGAGTTAAATTCCTTATGGGTATCGCCACTTTCGTTAGAAATACCCGCATAAGCCGCTCTTACTGTTTCTAATGTTTTCTCCTCTGCATTAAGATGATTCGCAAACGCACCATTGGTAACTTCATCAAAGGCGGCTTGAAATTCTGCATCTTTGGGCATGTATGTATCGGACTTCTTCCCTGTGGGCGGGTTAATTAGGCGCTCGCCCTTTAGCACATATTCAGCCGCTTTTTGTCCATTGGCATTGATACCATAAAGCGCCCCCGCCATTGCAGTCACAGGCGAGTCTTTACGCAACTGTTGCATGGCCATGTTGTAGGATATAGGATTGGTACTTTTACTTAAGCCATCCATGAACTTAAGTGCATCTTTAGTTGGCATTGCCTCAAAAGTGGTAGACAGGCTTTTAGCTTCCTCAGTTGTTAATACGGTGGGCTTAGTGCCAAATTTAGCGGTTAGTTGGTCACTGATAGCTAGTCTATTATTAATTTCAGTAGCGGCCTGCTGTGGGTTGGTCCAGTTTATAGGTTGTACTGGATAGCCGCTTTGGTAGGCTGAGGCAATAGGGTCTTTGTCACGCGTATCCTTTGCCTCTTTAGCCGCTTGTAGGAGGCTATTATATTGCTTATCTTCTCTTTCATAATTAGCACTGCCATTTACAGGCTTTTGAGATGCTAATAGATTATTGACCTCAGCCGTTGGCATATCTCTAATTGAGAATGCTTGTTTGGCATGATTAATATTATCTACATATTTCTCATATTCAATAGGCGCCTTATTACCATAACCCTGTTCAAACGTTTTAAAGGGGATCATTTCCCCCGTCACGCCAGTTGCATGTGCCTGTGCATATTGGTTATCTTGTTGAATCTGATTTTCTGCTCTAAAAGTAGACTCACTTTTAGAAATCATGCTTTCAGCTTGGTTTTTGATTTGTAGCAGTTCTGGTGGCGAGGCATCATCCAAAGGGGTATTGGTTTTATTGGCTTCTATCAAAGCCTTATCCAAGTAATCTTTAACCCCTGCTTTAGATTGCCAATCACCACCCGCTTTAATAGCTTTATCAATGCCAGCTCTGCCACCGTTATAAGCGGCTAATGTTTTCTCGACATCGCCTTTATGATAATCATAATGTGCCTTTAGTAGCTCATCACCAACGCGATTGTATTCTTCAGGACTATCATTAGCGGCTGGACGAATATTAAAGCCTGGTGCTTTTGCAACATCTTCACGCACTTGGTTTTTAAACTTCGACTTCACACCATCTTTATCAATGTGAATAACCGGTGAACCGTCAGGATTATAATCTGCTCCATGACTTTCAACGGTATCGCGTATCTGCTTCAGTCGTTCAAAATCCATTGCAGGGAATGTCTTAGGCTTTAATTTTTCAGTTGCTGCATCTAATAAAGCCTGTGGATTACTTTGCAATACACTAGGCACATAAGCATCAAGCTGTGATTTTTTTAAATCAGTTAAGCTATCAACATCGAGTTCATGGCCAAATGTTTTAATATTATTTGCCGCAACTTCCCACCCGCCATTTTGAATGGCTGCTGCATTGGCTATCTTGAGTGACTTTGAGAATTGAGTACGTGCAGACTCCAATCCTGCCTTATCATCAAAGCCATTAAGCATGGCAAGCTGCACCTGACTGTCTTTTAACTTCGCATAGTTAGTTTGTATGCGATTAGGGTCGTTATAACCCTGTTCAATTTCTCGACTTAAGGAATCACTCTCTGCTTTTAAGGTAGACTCTCGAAATACCCTAGACTGCTGGCCTTCATGCTGTTGAATCAAGCCATTGGTATGATAATCTTCTTCATCTGCATGTTGGCTAAAGATAGCCTTTGCTTCCTCTGAAGTTAGGCTGTCAGCAATCGATGAGCGTTTTTGCTGAAGCGTATCCTGCAAGGTACTAGCTGGCGAGCGTCCATTAATGGGTGCAAGGGCATTTTTACCCGTTAATTCTAAAAAGCCGGGCGTTCTTGGTTGTCCATTCTGACCTTCCGTACCAAACATAGCTCCTTGTTTGCTGTTTCGGTATTGCGTAACTGCATCACGAGCTTGATCGGCAATAGACTGTTTTAGCTGATCTTCATAATGCTTAACCGCTACTTTCTGTGCATCATGGGCTAGGTTGCCGGTTAGCTCTACGCCATAACCCAGAGCGGCTTTCTCTGTGCCGCCCATGAAATCCTCGGCTGTATAGTGAGTCGTTTGCCTAGCATCAGGCAGGCCTTGTTGTGAAACCGATTGCTGATATTCTGGAACTCTCATTTATTTACCCAGTCCTTTAAAGCTCGTATTAGTAACGCCATAAGAACTTGTTGATCCACCGCTTGGAGCTTTTGCACCGCCTCCTCCTGCTGCGTAAGAAGTAGCCGCACTGCCTATTGAACTTAAAATAGATGTGCCTGCCGACATAGCACCGATTTGACTTGGATTAATACTATTGGCTCTCCATGTTTCCAAGTTAGTAGCTGATTTGTCATTCATGCCTTGAACGCTATAACCCCATGCTTGACGAGCCGCATTAGATTGAATGGTATTAACATCGATGCCACCTAAGAACTTAGTTGAAGCAAGAATGTCTTGAGCAGAACCTTGTGTTAGGTCAATGCCATTCGCTGACATCTGGGCGCGTTGCTCTCCAATCATCTGTGCTTGTTTACGCATTTCTTTTTGAGCTTCAACCTCGCCTTGCTGGAGCGTTGATGATCGCTGCTGGGCATCTATAACCGCGTTATTGTTAGCCACTTGAGCGTTATACTCTGCTGCGCTACGTTCTGCTTCAGATTGATTTTTAGCTTGTATTCCGGACATGGTTGCCGAAATAACAGCGGTTGCGACTCCTACTACTGCTGCGATAATAGCTGGCATATTTATTCCTCTATTAAGACGTTATCAATCATGGCAATATCAGTCTCAGATGTCGCATGAATGCAGTACCAATAAGAGTCCTCTAGGGCTACTATGGCGTGATAAGTACCCGCTAGAATATTGATGCAGGCAGGCGCTGTGTATTCGGTTTTAATATCATTCGCTTCAACCATAACCTTGCCTGACGCTAAGATACTCATGTGGTCATAGGTATGCTTATGACTGACGATATAATGGTCTTTCGGTATCTCCATCTTCTTAGCATAAAGACCGTCAGAGAAATGGTGCTGAATCTTTAAGTCAAACTCAATCATCCATCACACCGTATGCAAATAATAAGGGTAATGCGATCCGTGTCACCGTTGTTGACGACTTCATGCTCGACTTCATTATTGAAATACCATGCCTCACCTAGATTCATTACGACAACTTCATCTTCACAGCGATTAAAGACGTTGGCATTGGTTTCGAGTGGGATGTAAATCTTGGTATTGAAATGATGGGGATGCCAGCCTTGATCGATATGTGGAAGCACCGACTTACCAGGTGGTATTTTGGTAATCAGTACGCCACCCAACTCAACCCCTTCACAAAGCGCCATCATTTGAAAGATGAGCTTTCTTAGTTGCGGGAGTTTGTAGTAAGTGTCATACCAAACAGGATGATGTTCACCGACAAATTGACTGTATTTGTCTAGCCATTCGGGTGAACCTATTTCATCAGTAGGATCGTCGTGGCGATTATCACGACTGTTAAAGCGTAACCAAATATCTGAAGTATCTAAATGAGCCGTGCCTTTAACTGAACGTCTATCGGTGATGTTATTCCAAAGTTCTGGCTGTCTTGCTAGGGCAAGCGCTATTGGAGTTACATCAATTCCGTAGGCGACTCGTTGAAAATACTTCATTATTCACCATTTCAAAGCGTATTACGGGAAATCCGGGCTTGATCTCAATGGTTTCTTCGAATGTAAAACCTATCGTCTTCAGCCAGCGGATCGTCATTTTGTTTCGGCAATCAACTATGTTAGACAATATAGGCCATCGTTTGGACATCATCCGCACGATATGCTTGGTACGACGGGTTAGTGTGATTACGTAATGATTCATTTCATTGGTAGCAAGTAACCAAGGATTCCCCACTACTGAACAACCATAAATGCCAACAAGGATGTCGTTACAGAAAACAGCAAAGCAATAACCTTTCTCAGCATTTCTTACTGAATATTCGATGCAAGGCAGTATCTCTAAATCATGTACCGCCTCAATCTCATCGACATCGAGCTGACGCATGTTCTCAGCCAGATTGACCATGTCGCCATAGGTAGGGAACCGCTTGGTAACTTTAACCGCCAACAGCCACCTCAGTGGTAATATCGACAATCGTTAAAGGTAGTGGATCCGATTGTCTAACCGTCACCCGTCCTGATGGATTGAATTGTGAGGTCACAAACAAGGGAATCTCATCGGTGATTAAGTCCGGTGCTGTGCCAGGTGTTTCATAGTGACGTGTCTTGACCGGTGTTAAATGTGAGGTATCCGGTCCGGCACTAAAGCCACCTGAGTTATAAACCCGTACCCATATCTTATTGATATTCTTGATTCGAGACTGGCCTAGTGTTGCATCGCCCGTTATAGCGACGGGAGTGGTAGCTAAATCCGCAGTAATCGGCAAACCTACTTGTGCCTTACTGACGGCAAAGGGTAGCGTGATAGCACCACCGGTAACCACTTGTTGAGGCATCACAGCACCATCGCCTAAGATAGCGACCGTTTGTCCTTCCAAATGCCCCAGACCAGAGATAGTGGTCGTTGATACACCACTATAGGTTAAGCCGCAATCAACAAAGAAAGCATCTTTAGGATCAGAGAAGAAGCGCGTATGTAGCATCTCAATATAACGCTTAGTGACGCCATTAATGGTGCGATTAACGATGACATATAACACGTCAGCATTGTTCTCAGAGGTGCTTACACACGACTCAAATAGGCCATTAGTCGTATCGTGTTTATGCCAGGCTGATACCTGTTGCTCCGGTACATAGGTTAAGCCTAATAAGGCCCCTGCACTATTTATTACCCAGATCACCGGTACAGGCGCTCGCGATAATATAAAGTCTGAAATGGTCGTGGTATCAAACAAATGCGGAGCCAATAGGCACAAGTCATTACTCACATAGCCAGAGCTTTGCCAAGAGTAAGACATCTCACCAATATGCCCGCCTTGCGCTTGCGGATAGAGAATGTACTTATTGACAAACACCGGTGCAACCGTTGATGTGCCGTTCTGTGTTTGTGTCTTAATATCTAAGGTCGCTGCCGTTAAAGCACTGCCTGAGTCAGCGCTAACACTCCATTCGGTTGACGCTGTTAAGACCAGCAAGTCAGATTGGTTAGGCATTAAATGACGGATTGCATTAGCTTTCTGTGCTGCTATCTTAAAACGCAAAGCATCACTACCTTGGCTAGGAATAGAGTAAGCAATATTGTAATCAGACGATGACTGCGTGGACCAAATATTTTGTGGCTGGTTTATCGTGCCAGCAAAGAAACGTCTTTGTTGATAATAACAAACCGAGGAAGGATAGTTATTAGCTGAAGCAAAGATAACGTCCGTAATCGGTAGTGTCTTGGTTAAGTCAGCAAGAATATTGTCATCTTTTAAGGATAGTCCAGACGTTTGACCAATATAAGCATAAGTGCCAGAGGCATACTTGTAGACGTTATAACGGATTGAGCCTGCCACTGCATTCCAGGTAATCGTGTTGTAGTTGCCGGTAATGGTTAAATCATTACTGACCGTATTCGATACAGTTGAAGCAGGCGACTCTTCATAGCCTAACGAGTTTAATGCCGTTATTTGATATTTAAAATCTTGTACAACACCCACTGTTGGATGTGTGGCGACCACTGCAGCACCTGTTGGCGCTATGGTTTGTGACGCAAAAGGAATCGTTGTTAGCGTCCAGTTAGTATTGCCGTAGCGCTTGAGTTCTGCCGGTGGGTAATTAGGATGAACAATAGTGATGACATCACCAGATTGCACATACTTAATGGTTGATAAATCCCCTTGCGCAAAAGGATTAGGTATTTCGTATAAACCATTACTCGGCATAGCATACCAATAGGTAGCATTAGGCGGTGTACGAGCAATGATTGTGGCAGCTATGCAGTAATAGTTAGTACCAGCCGACGACACTAAGTCGCCTTGCACATAACAGCGATTACCCGTATGCACACCAGACTGCGTTCCCGATGTCGATAGACTGACTATGTCATAGCGTTTGGCCGACAACTCAACGGTATTTGTTGTGGGATTACGCACATAATAAGTTATACCAGCAATCAATCCTGTTGGTAATGCACCCGTAGTCGTGAACGAAATTGCTGAGTCAGTAACAAGGCCATGCCCTGTCCAAGTGATAATGCCAGGCGCTGCACAGGAATGAACGCCCGATTGCGTACCAGAAGTAGTTATTGCTGCACCACCGGCAGTGGCTGAGACATTAAAAGTATTAGCCGCAGGAGCAAGCACATAGTAAGTCGTACCACTGACCAATCCTACCGGTAAAGAGCCAGTAGTAGTGAACGAGATCGCTGTGTTAGCCGCCAAGCCATGAGCCGTCCAAGTGACTACCGCTGGAGCCGCAATCGTCATGGTGACTGTCGCTGTAGATATATTACTGGTGACCGTTGCTGTCGCACTTGAGTAGGCAGCCGGTGATCCTGCTAATAAACTTGAGCCTTGTGAGTGGTATCTGAAATAGCCTGCTCCCATCTCAATAGCAAATGTCTGGCTATTCGAGAAGGAGAACTGCATCAAACGAGTAAAGTTAGCCGATGTTTTGACCTCATTGACGTACTGAAAGCCTGGACGATTAGAGGCTACCCCATGAGGCATGATGATGAAGTTACGACATGTATCTAAACCAGCTTGCACCTTAGAGATGTCAAGACGCCCAAACAATTCACGGGATATTTCACCACCACTAAAGCTACTCTTTAGAACTCTAACATTAGGCACGGGCTGCTATCCCCGCTGGCGCTGGAATCGGAAATACTTTTCTGTTTTGTGAGTCAGAATCTTTAGCAGCCTTCAGAGCCATTGCATAAGCCTGCATACATTTCATCGAGGCGGATACACCTATATCACCTTTAATCATGATGCCTGCAAGATTCGCGGCCAGTTTCCACGCCAAGGCATCAATGAATGATGGGGGGAATACCGCTGTATTCGTTGTATAAGCCGCATATTTGAGCATGGCGTTCTGTTGGTTAGCATAGAGTATGACGTTGCCATCCGTATCCGATTCAACCGAGTAGTCCTGTTGATTGCCGTGCGTCGCTAAGCGATTAAGATAACTGGCTTTACTACCATCACCATAAATACTACTGGTCGTCGCATTGCTTGGAAAACCACCGTAGTTGACATCACCTACCGCTGTTGAATCATACAGCGCGATGACGTTAATCATGTCGCTAGGTACTTCATAGCAATAATCCCAAAGACTAGACGGGTTAGTCGTTAATGCCAGCGTGACTAACTTACTATTAAAGCCCCAGTTATGCTCATCCAGTACCGCTGATAACGACATCGGATAGAATCTGGCGCAATAGCCTGCTTGGGCTGATTGATCGGGAGGAGATATGCTTACTACATTAGCCTCATCGCCAAGACGAGCCAGAGCAAGGTTACAAATATCGACGTCTGAACTCATCTACTTATCCTTTTTAAAGTGCTAGCAACTCGTCTTTGGTAAAACCAAATCTTTCGATAGTGGCTAAATCTTCAACGTCTATCCAGATAGGCTCTAATACTTCACCAGCATACTCAGGTTGGTTATAGTCATCTGGATACATTTGGGTATCTTGTCTGCGTGTCATAGACCCTTTTAATAACGCTATAAACTCAGCATGACGATCAGTACCTACTACAGCGTCTAAATCTTCTCTTGTATTAATAATAGTCATATTTGTTATCCAGCCAGTTAAATAAATTGTGAGTATCAGCCCAACTTGCATGACCACGCCATGAAGCTAAGAATTTGGTGAGGTTTAAAAACTCATGGTGTTCTATAAAATGCTTAATCTTATGCTTTGCTCGTAATACCGAGTCCTTTCTTACCAGTGGCTTTCGCCACTTTAATCAAGTAACAGGTGGTCAACGACACCGCGCGAACCGATGAGGTTGAACGAGCTCGTAGGCGGGACGCTCCAGTTCGAGTAACGAGAACCTGCGTTCGCCCCAACACCCCAGTTACCTCCAAAGTTCACGGCATTACAAAGCTGATAAGTAGAGCCTCTGCTTGTGGTATTAGCCGTCCATGCAGCCGTTCCAGCGCCACCACCAAAGTCTTTGCCCCAAACATCCATTACGCCTGTAGACTGCATAACACCCCATTTCGAGGTGTAAACAGCATTTAGGATAGTTGATACTTGATCTGTGCTGATAGCACTGGCTTCTGTTGTACCGAAAGCTAACGCTGTGTATTCTTGATAGCTGGCCGAGCGTTTACCGTTAGCCGCCAAGACTTCATTAGCTTCCCACCATGTCAGTGTTGTATAAGTCGTTGTGCCATTACCACCAAACTTAGTCGGTACTTTGGGAGGACTACTGCCATCAGCAATGGTGACGTTATATTTAGATGTGCCGTTAGTATCAGGATCGGTATTTAATAGGTAAATATCAGCCCAGAAATTACCAGCAACTAAAGTCATGCCGCGTGGATCATTACAAGCAGGCTTAAACTTTAAATCCCATAGCGAATAAGCATTGATATAAGGCGTAGTATTACCACCCGATTGAGCGGCTGCATTACCACCGGGTGCATAATGGAAGCCACCAATCTTACGAGCATTAGCCGTAGGTGGTGTGACGAAGTTATTAGTACAGGTTATAGTTCCTGCTGTTTCTGCCCATATCGCATAATCTGTACCTGTTACCGCTGATGGCATTACCACCACTGTACCCGATGCAAATGTTAAACAAGTGCCATTAACATCAATGTACATCTGTGTTTGCGTCGATACTGCAAAGGCCGCTGTTACTGTAAAGGCAACTGCTGTTGGCGCATCTTTTCTAAATTCACCTCTAACGAATGAAGCGGTTGTGTTGCCTGTGAAAGTAGGTGAGGCTGTTGGTGCAAACACGCCAGCAGGAAAATTATTTAAATCTTGACGTAGTAGCGGAAAGCCACCCACAGTAGCGCCATCATGGACGACTACTACCTTTTTATCAGTATCAATGGTTATTTCACGCAATGCGCCCGTAAATCCTGCATGTTGAGCAGTAGTGCCGCCCCTGCGTTGTATTTGGTCAGACATAGTATATAAACTCCAGGTTAAGGCACAGTGCCAAAGTTAAATGATGCGGTAGCGTCTGTTGATAAGCTAACCCATCGAATTAATGTTTCATTAGTAAAAACATCTTGTGTGATATTGCCCATGTCCCAACCACCACCAACATAAATTGAAGTAAATGTTGTCATGCGACTGGCTGGGAAATAAGCATCTATATAGGTTGCTAGTGCAGATTTAGCAGGCGCTGAAGCAATAAGTGCTGAATTAGCAGCGGCTGTTGCTGATGCTGAAGAGGCTGCACGTGCTAACAAACTATTGGCAGCGCTTATAGATGATGATGTGGCTGAATTGCTTGCTTGATATGCAGAGGCTGCTGAATCGGAAGCTGAACTAGCCGAGGCATTGGCAGATGCTTCTGCTTGTGCTATGTAATCACCTATGTTTTGACCAGTGGTTCCTATTGATGAGATTGGTATTTTAAAGGTTCTACTTAATTCTTCAGCTACTTGCTGTACTTGAATGACTGTCCTATCCAACGCATTATTAATCGACTCCGGATAAAAACCCCCAGAATTTGTTAAAGCCAGTGTTTGCGTGTTAGTGACTTGTGAAGTCAGGGTGATATAAGTTGCTGTAGCTGGTGCAAATAATAAAGTGACTGATCCACCTGGTGAAGTGTTCTGATCTGCATTGAGTGAAACGGTGTAGTTGGTCGTCAATACTAATACCGATTCAACAGCTAAAGCATCAAGATAGGTTACTAAAATATCAGTAGCGGCAAAGACTTTAAAGGTAAAGGGGAATACCTTTGTAACCCCATTGCCTTGGCTGGGGCCTGCTTTACGAATGGTGGTGTTTTGTATGGTCATGTTATTTAACCTTGCTTTCGATGACTGCTACACGAGTATCAAGTCTTGATAACTCATGACGCAAGTCTTTATCAATAGTGGCGAGTGTTTCGTTTATTTCGCCTAGCCGCTCATGGAGCTTATTCCCCATCCAGCCTATGACTACGATTAACACTGACATTAACATTCCGACTACTGGCATAAGTATCTCCGCTTCACTCATTGTTCCAATCCACAAGTATGATTAATAAAGTTAAAACACTCCTGCGCATACGCAGCTACTTGGTCAGCTGCGAGGGATTGGGCGAGAAGAAAGTCTGTAAGTTCTGCTGAAAGTTCGGCAGAGTCGGTTGAGCTAACAGCGATGCCGGTATTTGTATCTGTTGGCACGGAGCAACCACTGTCTTTACGACCGGTGTCGTACAAGCGCTTAGACTTAAGAGCGTCATGATAAGCATTGATCGTTGTAATTGATTGGGCATGTGATAATTCCAAGTTAGTGTTTGCCTCTTTAGCGACCGCCTGAGCTTGTGTGACTCGTGCTTGAATACTGGTTAAGGTACTGGCTGCTTGTTCATTACTTACTTGAATAGATCGCTGTAAGTCATTAATAGCCGCACTGTCTATTTTGTAAGCGACACCAAAGCCGGTACTAAAGGCGGCAATAATAAGTAGGGCATAAATCATTCAGCCTCCTTATTCTTGGCGTTCTTAAAGTTAAAGGCTATCCAGTTGATAGCGGCGTGAGCCTTTGCTAAGGTTGACTCACTATCAGGAGGGGGCATAAAGGCTGCAAGTACAGAAGCACCCGCTATGACCTGTGGAATAAGTGTTGATAGGCTAGTCAACATAGCTGAAAGCGCATCCATAATGCCTGTGGTAAATTGAATAATCTCGATCATTAGGGATAGACTCTTTTGCTTAGAAAAACCCCCCACGTTAGCAGGGGGCATGGTCTTTAACTCTTTGGTTCTTTAGGTTCTACGATCAACGCTAAGTTGTCAGCGACTTCGGCCTTATCATCAAGCTCGATGATGTCACCCTCTGCGACTAACGCATCATTAATAAAACTTTGTACCAATACTTTGTAACGTGCCATAAAGCCTCCTTATAAAAGTGCAAAACCGCTAGGATAGAACTTTTGGCCGTCTTGGATTTCAGCACCGAAGTCACCGAACACCGATCCAGCCGTAGTTGTACCTACAGAGATATAACGAGCGCCTAAATAACGCTGACCTTTAGAGCCAATACGAGGATTGATGTCGCAAGCTGTACGTGAGCCTAGTGTTAAAGAAGCGATCGGAATCGCGCCCGTAGTGCCTATTACAGTAACGTTGACAGATAAGGCTGCATCATCAGCCGAGATTACTTGCATCTCGATGGATGTACCGCCTACCGCTGCGACTGTATATTCAAAGCGTCCGAATAAATCCCAGCCCTCACCCATATCACGGCCAGTACCTAAGTCCACTGTGTTCGTGCTAAGTACCGAAGTGCCGGCGCTGAATATCGCTTGGCCAGAGATAACCCCCGTAGCAGAGATCGAGCCAGATAATAATAAGTTGTTGTCTACATAAGCCATGACTACACCACTCTCGCTTCTGTGTTTAAGAGTTGGTCAACACGACGTAGAGGCACACCTTCAAAAGTGTTCCAGCTAGACGGTGTACCAAATTGATTTAGACCTGAATTAATGTCTAAGACGTTTTGTGATTTGTTCAACGCTTGTATTCTTAACATTGAGTAAACTGTTCTGTTCATATAGAAAGCAGGACGGCCCATAGACAAGTTAGGGATACGATCTAAAGCGCGTGACATCAATTTGATAATGTCAGCAGCCGCAGATTCAGCAACCAAGTTAGCTGTGTTGATGTTACAAATACGAACGACATAACGCCAATCTTTAACAACTAAACCATTCTTCCATTGGTAATGCGTTTGGAAGGCTTGGTAAGGGTTAGAGTTAGAGTCATAAACCACCAATTCACCTTGATCGTCATGAGCCAAACCAGCTTTAGAACCTTTAGGGAATGTGCAGAAAGCAGTGTTATCACCCCAAACCACTAAGTAAATAGAAGTATTGTTAGTTGATACACCGCCTGCGTCGATGACGTTTTGAGCATTACCCGCACCAGAGATAGCGCCATAACGTGGAGCTAAACCTAGATACTGACGCGGGTCAGTGGCAGGGTTGCCGTACAACAAGGTTTGTGCTTGTGCTTGGTTCATTGCTTCTAAGAACGCAGAATCTTCTGACATTCTAAAAGCATTGGTGTTGCCGTTTAATAAAGCTAAGTCTTTATCGACCTTAGCGTAGGCTTCTAACATACCGATCGACTCATCTACTTGCGCAGTGGTTGATTTGCTGGTTGGAATACCTTGGTTGATCGAGCGCCAATAGGCAGTCGGTAAGCCCGTACGGATGATGACACGGTGACCAGTCGGCAAGTTGCCTTCTTGGAAAACCGCATCTTCTAAAATTTCATTAGATTGCGACAAAAGCTCTGCTACCGCAGGAACCTTGCCATCGGGGTCAAGACGCTTGGCCCAATCTGCCAATGTTAAAGCGCCAGTTGCTAAAGTTGCCATTATTTACTTCCTATTGTGGATAAAGTCGATCAGCCAGTGATGACGTAGCGGCTGGGCCTTTACCCCCAGGTACTAAGTTATCTTCTGACATTGCTTTGCCTGCTCGATAAAAGGCTCGGATCATCTCAGGATGATTACCGATACCCGTCTGGTCGAGTAGAGCTTTCAGTTCAGGCGTGGCAAAAGCGTTGATCGCTTTGCTTGCGATAGCCAGGTTCTCGTCCATTTTTGCACCGCCAAACTCTTTATCAGAGCGTGACTGTTCAGCCCAGTCGGTATAGACCTGTGCTTGTGCAGCTTGATGGTCGGCCATTACTTTAGCTCTCATCAAGCCCCCCATATCCGTTAGGTGTTGCGCTTGCGCTTGGGTTAGACCCGCTTCCTTGGCCGCTTTTTTAAAGGCGTCTTGGATAGTTTCGTCAACCACTGTACCTTCGGGATATGTGAAGTCGGTGTACTCTATCTCGGCAGGAGCGTCTGTTGCTTCTGCTGACAATAAAGTGGTTTCTGTAGTCGGTTCAATGACAACATCAGTCGCAACTTCTTCAGTCGTCGATGCTATTTCTTCGGTCATTAGTTTGTTCCGTAAGTAATTGTATGTATAAATCTGGGCAGTTATTAAATTGCTCCAGTACCCATAATCCTATAACCCGCTTACCTTCTTTATGTGCAGCTGTTAAGCCCTCACCGGTAAAGCTGGTTTGAAAGACGCCACATTCGCTCATTAGCCGTCTTAGTAGTCTTCTACCTTCTGGCAGCATGGCGATAGCGGTAAAGTCCTGCGCTTCAACCACCGCTTGAATCTTGCGCAGTTGTTGTGTTGCAGCTCTCGCGTCGTCATCAGAGTAACCTTCAGGATTACTTATCATCCGCACCATATAAGAGTTTGGCGGCATTCTTCAGTGAGCCACCGGTCGTTAAGCCCATATCGGTAATCTGCAAACAGATACTGACATCCGTACCCTTATCATCACCGTCACGCTCTAAAGACTCAGTTGCAGAGGTGACGATGGCAATCGCTTGAAGAGTGACTTGAGTGCCAGCCTTTAATGCTTTCGTAATACCTAACGCCTCGCACTGGTCATCATCTAAATGAAGTGTCAAGCCGTAACCATACTTAGCCGACATGCAGTAAGCAGGCTCACCCATGTCGTCGCTTTCTTTCTTCATACTGATGAGTTTCATAGCTATCCTTAATACAATGCGTTGATAAGTGTTGCAGTCGTACCGGTTGCTAAAACTCGTTTAACCCGTAGATTCAAAACAAAACCGATTGAGTTAGCGGTTGCGGTAATAACAATCTGATTACCCGATGCCATAAGTAACGTGACTGTTCCTGCTCCTGAAATCAGTAGCGCTCTGGATACACCATTTGGTAAATCGGTTGAGTCATTCGGAGTGACCGCATAAGCATCCGCATAACTGGTGTACATATCATTGGATGACGCCAGCGTATTAGGATATTGAGCCATTACAAGTTACCTGCGGGATATAAAGCGAAGATGCCGGTTGCCGTTGTTGAAGTAGCTGCGATAATAGAGGCATTGATCTTAACGATCTGGCCTGCTACTAAACCCGTCAGTACAAACGTACCACCTGAAGCTAATGTACCCGCTACGTTACCTAGTGCAGTCACATAAATGCCAGTACAGGGACCGCTGGGCAGTGCCGTTGCATCAGCAGCTGTTACCGGCACACCTTCAAGCTCGGTGTATTCTTTAGCGCCAACCGTATAACCGGTAGTGGCAAATAGTTGTCTAGGCATTTTGTTGTTGTCCTTTCATTGCGGCCATGACATCACCCGATGCTGTGCCTGGTTGAGTTGAAGTTTGTCCAAGATTCTTTACTGCTTCACTGGCCTGCATGAGCATCGCCTGTTTTTGTTGTTGAGCTTGCGCTTCTGCTCGTTGTTGACGCACCAAAGCCACTTGCTCGCCACTGATAATCAGTTCGGGATCAATACCGAGCTTATCGGAGTAAGCATCTACCCAATGATCGGGGTTAAACTTGTCCAAAACATCAGGCCGCAGAGTTGCAATCTGACCCATTGATGAGACAAAGCGATCAATACCGTTGACGGCAACAGCCTTTTGAGCCTGTGCCAGCATGGAGACATATTCAATATTAAGATCATGACCGGCTAACTCCTCTGGCGGTGGTGGTAACATGTTGGCAGTCAAGAGGCGTTCAAAGACTGTTTCTATTAGTGGATCAAGTAGTTCATTATTCAGCCGCTCAACCACTGGACCGAGCATTAACATCTTCTCTTCATTACGCGCAGCGACTTCGGTAGCCGTCATGCGCGTATCTTGCTGAGTGATGGCCATAAAGATGTCAGAGAAGAACGCCCCATTGATACGGGTACGGACGTCTTGAATATCCATGAGCAAGGTTTGCAGATTAAGATTGACCTCGAAGGCTGTCTTAACCCCTTGAGTACCAGAGGAGGCATCATAATAAGAGATACCACCAGGGAATAACTCAATCTCTCTATTCTTCATGCTCGATGGCACTTGAATAGGCGGATTGGCTTGATAGTCGATAGCTTGAGACTTACGAAACTGTTGTGCTTGTAACTGCTTAATATCGCCTAGTGCTTCCATGCCAGGTGAAACACCATAAATATCGCCCGAAACGGTAGTCCAGCGAGGTGCTACACAAGGAAATGTTTGATAGCCAGACTCACGCAAGACCTTCTTGTCACCGGCATTACGTTCGAAGTACACAGACTTCCAAGGCATATTGAGATTGTCTTTCTTAGACTGATCTCTATCTGCTCTTGGCTCGATAGCATGAATCAAAGTCACCCACTGATCGAGGTTGCCACGCTGATAAGCAGACTTAACGACACTTGAGCAATTCTCTAAGCCAAATTCACCGACGATCTCGGCAACCGTCTTATCAAACTCACGGTATAAGGTATTAACGTCACCCTTCCAGTCTGTCGTGATAGCGTACTCACCGATAGTAAACGGATGAAGATGGATAACATTATTGAAGTCTTCAGCAATCAGAGCCGATGCCGTACCAAACGCACCGAGTTCTTCATACATAGAGTGAAGGACGCGGTAACAGTTAGACTTGGCTAGTACATCACTGACCTGATCGGATACCGAATTGAGCCAAACCTTAACCGGCTGACTGTCCATCAAGTCAGTATCAGTAATTGATAGTCTGAACCAAGGCCGTGATGGTGACGTCATGCCGGACATCATGCCGGCCGCTAAAACTCTGAGAGCTTTCGTGCCGGTAGAGTCATAAATAACATTGTGACGTTTAAAGCCCTTGTTGCGATCTGAGATGAAATAGCGACCATTGACCGGCAGTAAGTTGCGACTCACATCTGACCAATGCTGTAGCCAAGTGGACCGCTCCATCTTCAGAGCAGACCATCGTCTATTAAGTAGCTTGATTTCTTCTGACACTCTAAGCGCCTAACAGAGTCTTCTTAGCAAGAGTACCCGCAGCGATAGGATCACCTTGGCCACCGGTTAATAGAGTGGTCGTAACTCCGCCTCCGCCTTGTGCGACATTCTGTGTACCCACATCAGCGACCACTGCCTTTACATCAGGCGCATGGGCTAATTGAGGGGGTGGTGGAGGTGGTGGTGGAGCAGGGGTTTTTGGCGGTGATGAACACATAATCAATCTCACTTTTAAAGTTAGTGAGAGTCTAACGGCTCAATCGGCTATCATCCGCACGGCTTACTTACGCAAACGATCACTAAAGCGAGTACGCTCTTTGATGATGTCTCTGATAGTAGACTTTGAGCAGTCGAACTTATCGGCCAGCATTTGATATGATAAGGAGCCGGTATCATAAGCCGCTCTGATTGTTGCACAGTCATCATCAGATAGAGTCGTCTTAGGATGATTCTCACCACAAACCTTACCAGTGCCTGGTCCTCTCTTTATCAGCATCCACTCAGGTAGATTGACCACCGTCCAGGCGATGACGTTCATGTGTCCTTCATACATACCCATGATTGATTCACCTGAATCCAGCATCATGAGGCAGGGATAAGAATTAGGTACTGCACAGTGTGACGCTCTGAGCCATTTAATCATTGAGTTCTACTCGCAAAAGGATCGTGTCCACGCATAGCGTCCGTGCGCGGTCTGTTAGAAGAATGATGGGAGGATGATTTGGGGATAACAGGGAATGAGAAGGTTAAGGCCAAGGCATCACCAATATCCGGTGATGGCAATCCGCGCTTTTTTATCTCATCTTTAGACTCTAATTGAATCTTGCCAGCAGAGTTATAGAAGTAAGTCGGTGATGCTAAGTCTTGCTTAAGCCCTTGGTCATTTGGAATGCAACCACCACCTGTCAACCAGTCTCTTAACTCGCACCAGATTTCAGCACGCTTATTAAGATAGCGACCATCAGTCGGTTTACCGGCAAATGCTACCTCTGTGACCTCATGGCCAAGCTGTCTTAATCTATCAATCACCCCAGAACCCGCACCGGCATCAATGAACACCGCATCAGGTTTATGTTCCATGATTTCGGAGGCCACCCGTTGAGCCAAGGCCATGTTATCTATACCACGCAAGATAATGGGCTTGTGAGTCGCTAAACCTTGGCGCATAAAGATGACGGACCGGTCATCACCAAAACGGGCAGGGTCCACGCCTAGTATCTTAGGCGCATACATAATATCTCTATCAGGAATAGTGCGAGTTGCTCCAGCCTCAACATCTGATAGCGACATGAGTTGATCGTCACCGGCAGCGCTAAAATCACATAGATACTCTCTTGCAAATGAAGTCTCTGCCATATCTCGACGCAGCCTTTCAACCTCAGCTTCATCGAGTGAATGAGTGTCGTAAACCGTATATTTAGCAGAGTACCAATCCTCATAACTATCGGCTCTAAAATACAATTCACTGAAAAGGTTAATCCCACTTGGCGTACCTATAAACAAACTCCAGCCTAGTCTATCTGATAGTGCGGGCTGAATAATGTCCTGCCAAACTTCAGGCTTAATCTGCGCTACTTCATCGATGACAATGCCATCTAGTCGAACTCCACGCATCGCATCAGGATTATCACCACCAAAAATACGAATGAGACAGTTGTTAGCAACGATCTGAACGGATAGCTCTGATTCATTAATAATGACAGCACCGTGAGGCACTAAGGGTGCAACCTTCTGCTTAAGTCTTGACCAGGCGATTGCTTTGGCTTGCTTTAAGAACGGAGCCACATAAAAGAACTGACCCATCTCTTTATCAAAGCGCATAGCAGCGTCTAGCAGCTCCATGATAGCTAATTCCGTCTTACCGGCTCGTCTATGTAACGCTAATACCGTAAATCGCTTACGGTTAGCATGACACTCTCGTTGCCAGTCTCTAGGGTAATAGTTCAGTCTAATCGGCTGCATTGACACCTGTAATGACGTGCAAAGTCTGGCCTCCTGAATGCTCAACCTTATCCACAAACATCTTCAAATGCTTACCTTGTAACTCGCAAGCCTTAAGCGCACCGGCATGGTTAATCATCTTGCCGTTATCTTCCTGTTGCATAGCATTTAGCTTAATGAGTTCAATGTCCTCAAGCACTTTATCTACGGTAATCTGTGTGCGTTCAGACCTTGCCAGCTGTGCTATTTGGATAGCGGATTGAATATAAGGTTTTTTAAGGATTTCATTACCAATGACTGCCGCAGTTCTGGCAGAATACCCAGCCCTAATCGCTGCTTGAGTTGCATTCAAGTCGACTAGATATTCTTCTACAAATCTGAGTTGTCTAGGGTTCATGATTCAACCATACTAGGCTTGTGCCACATCTTCCGCACGTTAGAAGTATCCATTGTCATCATCAGCCCATAAGTCATCAAAGAGCCTCAATATGTACTTGACCAAAAACATCGTTAATCCGATAACAAAAATGCACAAGGCAACAATCAAAGCAAGTATTCGCATATCATCCATCACCGTTGATGCTCAATTTTTATACCGTTATTGATATAACGCTTTTCACCGCAGTTCTTTCCGTAACACCACATTTGATTCATTGAGTACAGCATCATCCAATATTTATGCTTACATTTCTTAAAGCGCTTCGGCACATTATGTAAATTGATAGGAGCGAAACTAATCATTGGCCACTCGATCATAAAAGTAACTTCTCTGGTATTAGCAAATCAGCTACTAACTTTACATACCCATTAACGTCGTGCCATGAGTCATGGTAATCAGGATCACCATTGAGTATTCGCCCCACTTTATGAGCCACCATCTCTAAGCACTCTCGTTGATCGTCTTTTAAAGTATCCCAGTTAGGACTATCAGCCATTGCGCGTTTGATGTTTTGGGTTATCCTGGCATGTTCAGTAAATGCACCATAACGACTACCTCTTTCTTCTAGCGTTGCTTCAATCGTCATTATTCCCACGCCTTATAAATCACATACATCATTAAAATCATCGTTAAATAAAATGGCAATATAATCCAATCAATCATCCGGTCCACCTGTTATTGATACTTTGATATAGCCCCCTGTTTCTGTATGCACCCAAGGGTGGGTAATAAATCGACAATCATTAATGCCCAAAGCATCCGCTATACCATCACGACCACTTTTAAAACTGGCGATCATATTGTCGTCATCACGGTGGCGTTTGTCGGGCGGGTAAAACGTCAGCCACAAATGCAAGCGCCCATCGATCTCTGGTACGATTATCTTTGCCGCTTTTGTCATCAGTCCGCATTGCATCCGGTAAGCTTTTGCCGCTTTACTTTTCTTTGCCCAATGAACTCTGGCATTTGGTGATAATTCTTTAGGAGGCCAAGGTAAATGTAATTTCATGCTGCTACCTTCTTCGCATGTCGCAATACAGTCCTTAAGTCGCTGTGATATTTGTTATTTGCTTGCACCTTGCGTGGGTTTTGCTCTCGCCATGTTGCAGCGAATAAGTTTTGGCAGACTTTGCATCGGCTAAGTACGTTCCCTCTATGCCTTTTGGCGGCATGAAACTCAGTGAGGCTCTTTTCTTGCTTACACTTAGTACATTCTTTTGACTCGATCATGCTATCTTGATTAACCCCTCTTTAACCCAGTAATCACGCGTTCTTGTAGCGCCTTGCCTGTGCATTAACTCTAATTCGTCATGTGTGTTATCTGTATTCACTCGGCCATCTAAAGCGTCATGGCATGAGCTACAACAAAAACTACCTTCATAATCTGCTGTTTTATATCCCATACCACCACCGCCTAAATGAGCCAATACCACGGTTTCCGGATTGCGATTACAAACACCCGGCAATCTGACTAAGCACTCTTGACCGCGAGCGCTTTCTCTTAGCCGACTCATTATTTAATAAAGTCAATGTCAGGCTTTTCATTTCGTAAAGATGAATACTCAATTTGAACTTTTGCTGAAGCAATGATTTTTCCAGCCGTGTTATTTATTTGTTTAGCGTCTCTTGAGTCCATTACACCGCTTCTTAAATCAGCATAAACTTTTAATAAATCTTCTCTTAATTCAGTAATTGTTAATGACATTTTTATTCCTTATTTCACGATTAATTAGTATCTGAACTCGCTTAACCTCTACAAGTTCTTGTGGTAAATCTCCGACTGATATTTGTGTTCTTTTTTGCAGCATCCCTCTAACATAACTATCCGTTAAATTTTCAGAGTTAAATTTTTTCCAAGTCTTTCTTTTTTCTTTAACTGCTTCTATATTATTTATAACCCACAATTTATGTATATCCTTGTATTTTCCAAGCCTATTTATATTTGCGGTTTTTCTATAGGCTTTAACTTTTTCAAGGTTGTTCTCCCGCCATTTTTTGTTCATTTCTATGTATCTAGTTTTGTTTTTTTGATAATTTAATTTATTCGCTTCCTTGCATTTTTCGGTATTTTTAGCGTAATAAATATTTGATTTTTTCTTTATATTTTCTTTGTTGTTTAAGTAATAATTTTTATAAAAAATTGATAAGCATTTGATACATTTACTTGTATGCCCATCTGTGTTTCGTTTTTGTTTTGAAAACAAATCTAAAGGTTTTTCTTCATTGCAAGTATTGCAAATCTTAGACATTTGCTGTAAACCTCACGTCCAACTCAGTCACCGCATAAGCGTATAGCCGTTCAAAATAAATACTCATGCCCTTCGTGGTTAGCTTCGTTGTGCTGCCGACCATCTTGAGTGTGCCGTCTGGCATTTCCTGCCATTTCACATAACTTGGCAAGGTCAATTCATCGCTTGCTTCGTCCGGTAAAAACATTCCTTTCAAGTGTTCGTGCCAGATATTAGGTGTGTAGCCTTTGCCTTCGATTCTTACTTGTCTTGATATGTCGCCGAGTATGGCCTTCCACTGATAACGGTTCTGCCCACTGGTGCGTTTCTTGACGTGTTTTTGTATAACGACTTCCATTGATCCATCAGTCGGCAGATCGTTAATCGTCTTTATTGCATGAAAGTGTTTACGGTCACTGTCGATAATAAATACTTTCATTGTGTCGCCATAAATGCTTTGATAAACGAAGCCGCCACCTGTGGCACTATTGCATTACCATAGCCTTTTAAACGCATGACTCGCGCTTCTTGCGTGTTGTTGGGGTCAATCGGCTCGCTTGGATCGCTGCTATATCCCATTCCTCTGGGAAGCCCATTAGCCAACGGCTTAATGCTGGGTTTAATTAACTGCTTAATCCAAGCCGCTGCTTTTGGATCAAATTCGTTGTAGTAAGCCCTCACCAGCTAACCCTCGACTTCGGTACTGTCATATCTCTAACACCCTGCTCATTGCCCTGCTTAAGCACTACCCTGTCATTAATAACCACCTCGATAAACGCAGGCTTTCCGGTAAGCTGATTAATATTAAGCATAAGCTGTGCTAGTTGTGGATCTGTTGATTTGATGGTATTCCATGCTCTCAATTTCTCGTTTTGATCTATCGGTTTCAATCCATTGACCTGTATCTTTATTGTAAAACTGCGTGGGGTTTTGGTAATCTGCAAATAAACACATCACCTTAATTGATAAAGCACCAGCAGCTTCCAAGCACTCGATCAGTTGTTTAATCATTTCAGAGCTTGGGCCAACATCCCATTCAATCAAACACATGCAATCTTTAACAGGCCACGTTAATTGTTTTGGTAACGAATCGTATTTCATTATCAAAGGTGCAAATGAAGTATTGTTCTGCCAGTTCTTAGCCCTAGCCATAGAATCACCACCCACACCAATAATGACTAGCTCCGGTTTATTTCCCCAACGCATTTGGGAGGCTAATGTATTACCAAACAAAGGATATTGAATTTTCATGCAGCCTTCCTATTTGCACTTTTGGCATAAGCAATATTAAGTTGCTTAATCTTATTTAAAACAGGCCTGGAGATAGGTACATTAACGGAGGTATCAAAAGATAAATCCCGATCAGGATATTCGCCGGTAAAGTTTTTATATAAATTACTCGCCCGCCCATTTTGCCGATCTTTAGAGCTGTGTGTTTTTGCATAAGTACAAAGCTCATTCCATAAATCATACTTACTCATCATCGGTGCTTTGGACGACTTGCCTATGCTAATCTCCTGCATTTCACCGGCATGATGCTCAATATGACTCGCGGTGACCTTCTCAAATCCACATGCCATACATTTCTTAAAGAATGGTTGGGCTTTGCATAGCGGACATTCAGAGAGCTTTTCTTCGCCTTGCTCTGGATCTTTTCTGACCACCTTATCCAGCTTGTCACCTGCGTCCAGTGTCTCAAGGCCATGATTGAAGATGTCCTCATAATCCTCCCTAAACCGGATAATGTTGCCGCTAAAATCTAATAACAAGCACTCTGTTTTTCCAGTCTCAGGTGAGGCTCTCAAGCCACGACCCCATATTTGAATCGCAGTTGATAATGATTTTCTAAGCGGCCGGCAATCACAGACACATTCAACGTCTTTTACATCAAAACCTTTTGCCAATGCTTCCACTGAGATTAATACTCTGATGCTGCTATCCGGTTTTTTATACTCTTTCAACAGTTCAAGGCGTTCTTCGGGTAGCGTATGAGACGTAAACACTGCTGCATTAATGCCATTAGCTTTAAAAGATCTCGCCATTTCTTCGCAATGATTAATCGTTGCGCCAAAGACAATAGTTTTCTTATTGTCTGCATACGTCAGCCATTCCTTGACCACATCACCGATAATCTCCATGCCCCGTGTTTCCACTTCCTTGTCCGACCATTCACCGGCAATTACTTTGGCATCGCGCATATCAATCTTGGTGCAGGACAATACCTTAAGTGGAACCAGTACACCGGATAGCGTTAGCTCTGCCATCGTTGCTGCATTAACCAGATTAGTGAATATCTTTCCAAGTCCTGGTGCAAATGGCGTAGCTGATAATCCGATTACTCTTGAATCGCAGTTTTGCACATGGTCAACCCATCCCTTGTACATCGTGTGCGCCTCATCAACAATAATCACATCCGCACTAGGCCATTGACGACGCGCTAAAGTTTGTACACTGGCAATCTGAAATAATCGACGTTTATTGACACGCCAATGATTTGCTTGAATAACGCCATGAGCTGATAAGCCGTAAGTATCAGCAACAGAACTGGTTTGATCTATTAAGGTGGTTCTATCGCAGACAAAAACAACGCTTTTATCTTTCTTCAAAGCTTCATGGGCAATGCGTAAGCCAAGATAAGTTTTGCCGGCTCCCGTCGGCGCCATAATCATCTGACAACGATGACCTTGAGCCGCACCGATTCTTAATTGCTCATGAGCATGATCTTGGAACGCGCGTGGCGGTGGAAATGTTGCCGCTTGATAATTGACTTCTTCATGACTAAACAGTTCTTCATACATGACTAGGTCGCCTTACGGCTTTTTTCAAGCCTTTCAAATTGACCTTTCCACATCTTGGCGTTTCTAATCGCTTCGTTTTTCTCGTTCATTAAACCATTGATGCGCTCATTCAAGATTCTATTCAGTGCGTTGGATTTTTTAAGCTCCTCCATTGCAACAGCTAGCGGTTCATTGGCTTCGTGTATCTTTACTAATGAGTCGTTATCATCTTGAAGCGCTTTATTGGCTGAATGTTGTTCATCAAGTAAGTCTCTAAGCTCGTCGATCTCGTCAAATTCATCTTCTGGCAAGATCTCAACAACGGGAGCTGGTTGTTTTACTTCCTCAAATACGCCATCTATTACATCGTCCTGTTTTTTGGCGTTATCAATAGCGGCTTTGGCTTCGGCAAGTGCTTTGTTGGCTTCTGCCAATGCGATTCGGTCCGCTTCTTCTTTTTTGAGCTGTTCAACCTTCTCGATTTGTTCTGGCGTTACATTTGCGATTGCACGCGTCAAACTATTGATAGATTGCTCATCATCAAAGAACTCTAAAACGAGTGTTTTATTGGTCGCAATCAGCATAAATTTTTGTGCTTGACGGCCTTCAAATGCGAACTCGGAGTTCGCATTTAAGAACATATTCCACTCTCCATGAGGCACTATTTCTTTCGCAGAATTTAGCTTTTCACCTAATTCTATGACTGAATAAACGTAACCTTTTTTTGCAGATTCCATTTTGTTAAAGGCTTTTGAGATGCCTGAAACTATTTGTTTTTGGTTTGGTATCAGTTCTTTACTCATGTTATAATTTCTCTCGTTGATTTATTTCAATAAACCCCATTGCATCTTGTCGGATTGGTGGGGTTTTTCTTTGTCCGGCATCCAGCTAAACACATCATATATTTATTGGGTTGTAATAGACCCCCTACCCCAGCAAGCTAGAGTTAAGGAGGGGATTGGGTTGCCCTTTCGGGATTCTCGATGCTACGGTTTGATTACCGTACGCCCTGGGCTTCGAGATGCGACCAGCCCGCAGATTATTAAGGATTTGCACCCGCTCCCGATCTTCTGGGGCATACTGCTATCAGTTTCTTGAGGTTCAACCCTGATAGGGTTATGACTAAAGTGCCTCTGACTTACTTACTATTTCTAATTGCAATACACTGCTGAATACGATTTCTTTCACAGTAATCTATGTCGGTAAGTGCTGGAGTAAACTCAAAGCCACGACCGAAAGTGTTCTTCTGTGCTGGACGAGGTTGCAAAGTCAAACTTGCCGCCCTCTTATCCCCTGCTATGTTTCTTTTTTGACTCATAAATACCGCTAGACTACTTTTCAAAAAGTTCAATTTATTTTGTAGACGAATAAGGCTCTAATCTCGCCCTTTCAGTACACCGGGTATGCGGTTAATATGTACTTGCGGTGTTGCCCATGACAGCTCTCGTTCTATTAGAAATCTTGCCCACTCCGCGCGAGTCTTAAAGCCGTAAGCTCTACTAACAACAAGAGCGTTGTCATGGGTTTCCTCGTCAACCGAGGTTTTAATTTCAAAGTCGAGAGCCATGTTTATTTATCCGAAAACTTTAGGAAGGATTTCTTCGCGAGGTATGCCAGTGAGTTCGGCAATCTTTTTTGCTCTAAGTGGTGGAATTGTTGCTTTTCCTGTTAGCCACTCAGAAACAACAGATTGTGAAACTCCAACCGCCAAGCCTAATTCGGTTTGGTTCTTAAAGTGACTGTCAATTTTGCTTAGAACATCCATATAAATTCCGAGGCGTTAATGTTGATTTCGATTATAGGCTATTCCGGTAAAAAATCAACAGGTGATTCCGATATTTTTTTCAATGACAATAGCGTCATGAAACATTCAGGATTTTCAGAAAGGTTAAATCGTATTTGGAAGGAGTGCAGTGATGCGCCTACCAATCAAACTCAGCTTGCTAAGTGGCTTGGGTTCGCGCAACCGACAGTAAATGACTGGATAAATGGAAAAGGTATGCCAGGCATTGAAAATGCAATAAAGATTGCTGAAAAATTTAATGTTTGTGTTGAATGGTTTATTACTGGAAAGGGTTTAAAGCGAGCCACTGACAAACAACAATCATCTCCCCTATTAGACAAGTTCAACCAGCTCGGCCCAGAACAGCAACAAATTATTGAATTGATGGTAGATCAGCTATCAAATAACCCAAAAAATAGTCAAAATAAAGAAAATAAACCCTTGACAGCTAGGCCGGAAAATGTGGGGG